CAGGCGGTTCTGGATGCTCAGAGGGTGACGTATATGTCGGGGTAGCAGTGTTGGGTACGTCACTCTCTGAGGTACATAAAAAGTACTTATCACAGTTCACTACGATTATTATTGCACTTGACCCTGATGCATTACCAAAGACATTACAGTTTGCAAAGGAGCTAAGAGGCTACGTAAATAAAGTAAAAGTATTACGGTTGACAGATGATTTAAAATATCGTAACACTACCGACATTGAAAACTTAAACACGTTAGGAGATACATAATGGAGTTATCATTAATACGAAGTCTGATGGATAAAGAGTTCTACGATTCCCATCGTGGTGCTAAATGTCCAGACAGATTATTCAGCAAGGATGTTCGTAAGATCAAGCAAGCTATCGACAAGGCTATGGATCGTTATGAACGTACAGTTACACCAGATGAGATTGAGGCATTGTTTGTGTCTAACAATCCTACCCTTACAACTGCACAGAAACAGGCTTATGGTTCTCTGTTTAATCAGATAAAGAAAGAGTCGCCTATGGGTGGTGACGTAGCACAAGAGGTGCTGTCTAAGTTGTTTCAACAGGTAGTTGGTGAAGACATTGCAAACCTTGGGTTTGATTATGTAAACGGTGACAAGAATACACTTGAACCATTACGTGATTTACTTGAACGATACGCAGATGACTTCACACCAGACCTAAATATTGAGTGGGATGACATTGAGATTGACACTCTTCTAGACATGAATGATTTGGAATCACAGTGGACATTCAACATACCTACTCTGACACGCAAGGTAGAGGGCGTCAATGCAGGTCACTTGATTGAAGTAGGGGCTAGGCCCAACACAGGTAAAACTTCATTCCACGCCTCTCTGATTGCAGGTCCAAATGGTTTTGCACATCAAGGTGCTAAATGTGTTATACTATGTAACGAGGAAGCCTCACACCGTGTTGGTGCTAGGTATCTTACAGCAGCTACAGGTATGACAATGCAAGAAGTCAAGAACAATCCTTCTAGAGCACGTGACGTTTACAATGCAGTCAAGAAGAACATCAAGATCAAAGACGCATCTGATCGTGACATGGCATGGGTAGAGTCCGTATGTAAATCATACAAGCCTGACATTGTAATCCTTGACATGGGTGACAAGTTTGCTAGGACTGGTGGCTTTGCTAGACCTGACGAGGCACTGAAAGCTAATGCCATCTATGCCCGACAGATTGCCAAGTCACACAACTGTGCTATCTTCTACATGTCTCAGCTATCTGCTGATGCAGAGGGTAAGGTACTACTCAATCAGAGTATGATGGAAGGTTCACGTACTGGTAAGGCAGCAGAGGCAGACCTCATGGTATTGATTGCCAAGAACCCAGTGGTTGATGGTCAAGAGGAAGAGGACACACAACGTCACTTGAATGTTGTGAAGAACAAACTATCTGGATGGCATGGTGTTGTCCATTGCGAATTGGAATATAAGACTGCGAGGTATATTGTATGATAAGAGAACTAAATGAATTTGTAAAAGCATTATATGACAAAGAGGAATCGGGAGATGTCTATGTTATATCAAATGATACATGGCCTGATTGGGTTAAGATTGGTAAAGCAGTGGATGCAAACGATAGAGTTAGAAAATATCAAACAAGTTCACCTTACCGCAACTATAAACTAATACATGCTGTACACTTTGACAATAGACATAGGGCAGAGCAAAAGGCACATGTAAGTGCAGCAAAGAAAACAAAACACCCTTGGAATAAACCCGACAATGGCGAGTGGTTTAGACTAACACATGATGAAGCAATAGAAATAGTGGAGAGTATAAATGATAGACGTAACATTAATTGATAGCATGGGCAGTGACCTTACTGTAGTAAACTCTGCTCGTGTCAGCTTCAACAAGAAGAGTGAGTGGGATGAAGACAATACCCTCACTGTGTCAGACAGTATACTTATATCGTACCTTGCACGACACAAACATATGTCACCCTTTGGTCATTGCTTTGCTACGTTCCATGTCAAAGCACCTGTGTTTGTTGCAAGACAACTGGTCAAGCATAAGTTCCTTAGATGGAACGAGGTAAGCCGTAGGTATGTAGATGAAAAACCTGAGTACTATTCTCCTATGACATGGAGAGGACGTGCAGATGATAAGAAGCAGGGTAGTAAGGGAGAAGTTGCACTGTCTTACAAACTTATAAGCACACTGGCTAAACATACTGTGTGGTGTGACAAAGCATACAATGACTTACTTGCTGAAGGTATTGCACCAGAGCAAGCACGTATGGTACTGCCACAGAGCACTATGACAGAGTGGTACTGGTCAGGTAGTTTGGATGCTTGGTCAGATATGTGCAAGCTACGACAGAGTGAGGACACACAGGAGGAGACACGTCTGGTTGCTAACTCAATTAGTATGGACATGGGTACGTTGTTTCCTGACTCATGGATAGCATTACTGGCGTACAACCGATGAGTGAACAGTACTGTACAACGAAAGGATTAGGTTGGGCATTTCTATTATGTATATTATTTATACTAGGTGTGCCTGTAGGTATGTGGTTAATATTGGAGGGGTCATCATGGTATGAAACATTCAGCCTGATGAACCCAATGTTCTAATGAAGTACTACGTTCAGATTGAGATAGATACTAATGAGTGGTTCTATGCAACAGGTAAAGATGTATTTACTTCAAATGATCCACCTATTCTGTTTGATACACGAGAGGAAGCACAGATGGAAGCAGACAAATGGAACACTGGCACAGTTCAGGAGTGGCACATAGATCGGTATAAAGGTATATCAAAAGAAATACGGCACATGACAGAGGAAGAACGACAACGTGCCAAAGAAAGAGAGGAAGCTAATAAATGTACACAGTCGAGTTTGAAAAAGACGCCTCAATAGTTACATCATTAGATGAGACTGACAGATTTGAGGATGTAGAAATGGTAATCGGTGAAGATGACACTGTTTATTTAAGACAGTTTGAACCTAACCTAAATGAACATCAAATTATTTATATATCATATCAACAATTGCTAGATATAGTTACCTCTTTGAATAGCACAGAGGGAGCTTTCTATGCAAAGCTAAGAGGGGGAACACTACATGACACATAAAGATATGTTTGACGAAATAAGATTAAACACTTTTGTTAAGAGATTAGGACTAAGCATTGACGAAGTTGAACATGCATTAAGTTTGTATGCACATAATAAAACGTTTGACAAAGAGCTTGATAAGCATTATAACGTAGACAACGACATGATAGATGATGACTGGGATGAATGGCATCCCAACGACTTATAGGAGAATAAATGAAACTAACACTCGACATAGAAAACACTGTGACCAAACGGAATGACAAGCTACACCTTGATCCTTTCGAGCCAGATAATACATTGGTTATGGTGGGTATGCTAGATGATCTTGGACACGAGGACATTGTAACATTCGATCATTCAGAGCAACAACCTACCACAGAAGGGCGGTACATTGTCCAAAAGAAACTGGATGAGACTGCCCTTCTGATTATGCACAATGCTTCACATGACTTGATCTGGCTATGGGAGTCAGGGTTTACCTACGAGGGTGACATATTTGACACAATGCTAGGTGAGTATGTACTGCAACGTGGACAGAAAGAACCTCTGTCTCTTGAGGCATGTGCTGAGAGGTACGACCTTGACACTAAGAAACAGGACACACTCAAGGAGTGGCTCAAGGCAGGTAAGTCTGTCCGTGACATGGATCATACTGAGTTATCAGACTACCTGTCTGCTGACCTACATGCTACTCAGCAGTTGTATGATCGTTTGCGGATACAGTACGAGGATTGCAACTCACTGGAAGGAACAATTCGATTGACCAATCAACTGGCTGTACACCTTACACGTATATACCAACGTGGGTTTGCAGTTGACTTGGAAGCTTTGGAAGCTGTACGTAAAGAGTTTGAACAGGAACGTATTACATTGACACGTGAACTAGAAGAACAAGTACATGAACTAATGGGTGATCGTACTATCAATCTCAATAGTCCAGAGCAGTTGTCTTGGGTCATCTACAGCAAGAAGCCCAAGGATAAGAAGGTATGGCCCGATCTGTTTGAGCCGTACATGAACGATGCAGACTATCGTTCAACAGCACACAACAACTCAGAGAAGTTGTACAAACAAAAAGCAAACCAATGCCGTACTTGTAATGGCACTGGCTATACGTACAAAACTAGAAAGGATGGTACACGTTATGCTAAACCAAACAAATGTATTTCATGTCAAGCTACAGGATATACCTTTACTGACATCACCAGTTCAGTTGCAGGGTTAAAG